GTTAAAAAACAAAGCTAATAACGATTGAACTAGTCGTTATATGTGACCATTAATCAGCTTGAGGCTGATTAACAAAAAATCCCTGCAGGCAGTAATGCCAGCAGGGATTTTTTTATGGACTCAGGTTCAAGTCCCGCCGCCACCAATTTATAGAAGGGCTTATCTGCAATGCTAAGCCCTTTTTCTTTGTCTATTTTTGCATGACAACTTTATATTAATTCATTTTTAAACCTAACATCAACGTCGTGGCGCTTCGCCCACACCCGACCAAGAAGGGAAAAACTGCTTTCCCCTCTTGGATCACCCCAGCAGCTCCGGCAAAGTGTTGATCCTCATACCATAATAAAAATCGCCTAACGGCTCAGATAGTACATCCATGTACCCCTGAGCCTGTGCCATCATCCATGATGTCACTACGGCATTTTTATCATGTTATTTCGGACACTTCGGACGGAGACTCATCGAACCTGCTGGTTTATATTCATTAACATCGTTTATATGTCATCTGAGGCTCTATTTTGATTATTAATGCCCCTTCTTACTATTCCCTTTACTTCCACCAAGTAATCGTTTGTTATATATGTTGATTGGTATTTTTCATATAAGGGATGGTAATGGCTGAAGGATTAATCACGTTTTTTAAATATGAACAATTTGGTTTGTATAAACGCAGTACTAATGGTGAACAGTATTGTGAGCCCTTAGGTATGAGTGATGTACTTAATGACTTGGTAAGATGGCATAGTGATAGAGTAAGCTTACCGGATACATTACCTTGGAATGATGACACTCCTGGTTACAAGAACCGAAAGAAAGTTTATTTAAAAAGTATCGAAAGAAATGACGAAACTGGTGACTATTTACTAATCCTTTGGAGGGCCGTGGGAGGCGGTGATGGTGTGTATGGTATACCAGCTAAAGCTGCTCTCGACGATGATAAATTATATAATGCGAACGAAGCAGCAGATGGAGAGGAGATTATTTGGGGCGAAGCTGCTTACTATTGGTTTATTCCTACTTTAAATCACTTTTCATCAATTAAGTTTTCACGTTCGGTTGCAGATACTCTTTCACTTAACCATTATCTAAAAAGTTTTATTGAATTACACAGTACAATTCGCGAAAAACATGTAGAGGAAAAAGAGAATACTTTAGGTTTTCCATACCTAAGTATTTCATTTAAATCTGTAGATAGTAGTGCTCATTTATGGCTGAGAATTTTATCTAAACAAGTTACTAAACTAACTCAAGAAGCTGATCTTGAAGCAATAGCCCGAGATATTACACACTTGGTTAAGCGGGAGGAAATTAGCGCTTTAAATACAGATCATGAGGGCTGGGAGAGACTGCTTGCTGGTTTGCTATTTGTTTCAAGCACAAAAACAAAGCACACCCGTAAAGTTGAGGTTGTTATCGAGGTTAAGCCAACTCCTGAAGAGTTGAGAGAAATGCTTGAAACTTATAATGATCACTATGCTGGGGGAATTGACCCTTGGGTAAATGTTGGTTTCAAAAAGGAAGGTGTTGGTGGTACGGTGTGGTTAAATAAATACGTTCTAAAAAATATACTCGCAGTCAGTGAAATAGCGAATAATGTAAATGATACTGGACATTATTCAACGTCACGCCTTTTTGCTGCTTTACATCTTAGGAGAGACAGTTTACTGGCTCCATTGGGTTCAGTTGTTCACAAAGAAGCTGCTGCATAAATGGTAGATGAAGTGAGGTCTAACTTGTGGGGTTTTAACTTTATTTTATGGAATGTATTTGTAATTTTTGTGCTCGCCTTCTTCGCTTATTGGGGGATGGATAAACTCGACTTAAAAGATCTGGAGCCTTTATTAGGAATATTGCAAAATACGTCTTCAATGGTATTTGCTATTGCAGGTATATGGATTGCTTATCTTTATCCAGAAGCTATAGCATCTATTATAAAAGATGGTAAGTCTACTGTTTATAATGGTTCAAATGACGATGTTAGTAGAGTTCGATTAATCGTTGGAGTTATCGCATTATCTGGTTTGGTGATGGGTTGCCTAATAATTTTTTCAATGGCCGTACCATTATTTCAAAAGTCTTCATTCTACTTAGACGAACCAAACTTTTTTCGTGGTATAGGATTAATGTTCATATTCTCTCTTGCTTACATACAATTGTTTGCTGTGTATGTAATATTAGCTTCTAATATTAACTTTTTAATTCGCCTTACTAATATGCAAGTCGAAGACAGACTTGATAAAAAACTGAATCCTTTAAAGAGTGTTAAGAAAGACAGCAATGATTAATAAATCAAAGGGATAGTTTAAAATAATTTAGAGATGCTGCAAAATTAATCTCATACTGTCATGCAAAGAAAAAGGGCTTAGCATTGCTGCTAAGCCCTTTCGGTAATTGGTGGAGGCGGCGGGACTTGAACCCGCATCCAGAAAGCCTACATTCATTATTAGGTGTTGACTTTATTGCATTGCATAATACTTTCAGTTGCTTATGTGTTTAGTTGTGGCTGGTTGTGGTGATGTCTGCCGCCACTTTGTCGCCACTGCAAATGAAGTATGAAGATAGTTTTTAGTCGTAACTTGATAGTGAACTAGACCTATTAAACGCCAAAATAAGTAAATTTTATCCATTTCTTGCGATTCATCTCTATAAGTAAATACTTATATTTATTATTGTAATGTGATTCCTCATTGCTAGCACCTAAGCAGGACATCGAAATAAAGTGATTCATTAATATCAGTTTGGACGTTATTGAAATGAGTATTCGATAATTATGATGTTCAGGCTTAGGACCTACTAATTTAACTTTTCCTGCGACTATATTATCATCGTCAACTTTTTCTTGAATAAGATCCTTAATCAATGGGTCATAAAAAACTAATAACATGCTTAAATCGATCGGCTCAGTTGCATATTTAGACAAAACTTTTGAACCACAACATTTTATTGTGAGAAAGACAATTTCATTATCAAGTGATAATAGCTTTCCTCTTAAATGTTCAGCCTCTGCATTTTCCCTATACATCTTGTTCTGTTGAATTAGTCCCCAAAAAGCGAGGAATGCCCCAATTGGTCCTAAGGTGCCACCTATATAAGTTCCGAAATAAGCCCAATCTTGAGAGTTGGCAGAAAGTTTATAATTAAATGTATAAAAGTAAGGCCCAAGTAAAAGTAAAAATATGAATATCCCAATGAATATTAGAGTTTCTTTTGTCAGCTTCATTTTGAGTTTATTAATCCTGCTATTGGGTTTTTAGTAATCGCGTCGTCTAGGTGATCTGGTGCGAAGTGAGCGTAGCGCATTGTGTCTTTGATATCTGAATGACCTAATACTTGTTTGAGTACCAAAATATTGCCACCATTCATCATAAAACGGCTGGCGAATGTGTGGCGTAAAATATGGGTCATTTAGCCTTCTGGGAATATTAAACCGGTTCGCTTTATTGCACGTTCGAATGATCTGCGGCACGGTCTGAATAATGGGCCGCGGACTCTTGGCAGCATGTTTTCCAGTTCTTGGGCGATTGGTACGGTTCGGTTCTTTTTACCTTTGGTTTTTACAAAGGTAATACGGTTATGCGCTATTTGGCTACCTTTGAGGTTTTCAGCTTCTGACCATCGGCAGCCGGTTGCCAAACACACCATTACTATCGTTACCAGGTGTTCATATTCTGCATTGCGGCATTCGTCCAATACTATGGGTATTTCTTCTGGGTAAAGGTAGGCCAGTTCAGTATCTTCAATTTTGAACTCAGGTAAACCCTCAAGCGGGTTAGGGTGAGTCCATTCGCCTAAGCGCTTTAACTCCGAAAATACCGCGTTCAAATAGGCGTGTTCGTGGTTAATCGTGTTCGGTTTAACCTTGGTCTTTTTACCTTGAAAATCTTCTATCTCACCATCAAGACGCATTTGGCGATAATTGGCAAAGTCGTTAATAGTTATCTTGCTGGCAACTGGGTCGTTCATACCATCGCAGGTTAACTGTAATTTTCGTAAACGGGTTTCAGGTTGTGCTAGTTGTTGGCCATGCAAGTCATACCAACGCTTGATTAGTTCCGATAACTTACGATTATCGACTTTCTCACCTAACCACGGCTTTTCATCTACCTTTTTCATGGTGTAAAGTTCAAACGCAGTCGCTTCGCCTTTTGTGACAAATTTTTTGCGAATGCGTTTCCCTTCGCGGCCATTTGGGTAACACTCGCAAAGCCAAGGCTTATCACTGCTGTCTTTTTGGTTTCTAATACTCATAGTAACAGTTGTCTACTATTGAAAAATTTCAGACTGAAGCATCGCTATGGAAAATAAAACCCACATAGATATGAGAAATGTTGATGCTAAAAGTTTGGATATATACTTGAATTTAATGAACTGGTTTTCACCTTTTTTCACTTTCTCCCATTCAGTTTTTAATACCTCATGAGCGATTGTTTCTATATTAAATAGAATTTTTATACCATTTCTAGTTTCAGGCTTAAGCTGAACAGTCTCATCTCTTAATTTATTGATTTCTTCTATAAGTTTTATGTGTTCTAACTTATTTAGTCGAAGTCTTATTTTGGTGGATAAAGAATTAATTTCACCTATCAATTCTACGCTTCGCATTGCAGATACTAATCCGGATTCAATATTTTCAATTTCTAATCGTTCTTTTTGAACAAAAAAATTAGATCTTTCTGCTATTAACTTATAACTAATAGAAGAAAGATCTGATATCTCCTGCCTCAAAGCATCAATCCAAGCTTGCCTAAATTCAGACACTTTGTGTTCTTTTGCGATAATAGCAGTTGTCACTGCAATTAAAAAACCGATAAATGCGACGATAATCGGAACAATTATGTTAGATGAAAATAGTGTTTCTAAGCTCATAGGTGATTTAAACCTTCAAATTCATTTGTGCATTGTGACTTTAAGACGTTTAAGTCATCTTGCATTAATTGTGTTTGTTAATTTGTTAAAAGTTTAACTTACTTTTTCCTATATAGCTTTTATATTTACTCATTATGTAGTCCTAATTGACTAGAACTCAATAATACTATGTTGCTCTAAGTAATTAATTCCTGCGTCAGTAATACTATACAATTCATTGTTATATTCGTAGATTAATTCAAGTTTCATGGCTTCATGTAAATATCGACTGAATGCCAATCTATGCATGGAGGTTGAATTTATTAGTCTCGCAAAATGTATAAGGTTATTAGGGTTTTTTTTATAGGTTTCAGCCATAGCCTTCATTACTTCTTTTATGCCATCAGCTGTTTTATCAGGTCTTGAACCTTCCATTGGTGTGAAAGGATTTAATCCTATTGCTGGCTTTTCATATAGAGGAGCATTTAAAAGTGTTCTAAGTACATCATCTAATCTGTACTCATTTTCTGAGTCATTCGAAAAATTAATATAGAGTTTGGTATTCAAGAAAGTTGGTCGATGATCTGTTCCCGGTTGTCTAATAATAGGAATCACTTTGTTTTTATCAATAGAAGACAACATTGATGATGTCATTATCATTTTTTCGTAACCAACACCACCTTCACCAGCATTAGCTTTGGCAACGTATTTATCAGTACAAATCATAAGAACGTTATCGCATTGAGCCAACTGGGTTTCCATAAAGTGAGGCAAATCATCACCAGGCAGTAAATCCCATTGGTCTAATACAGCATCGACCCCACGGTTTCTCTGTGTTGTTGCAAAGTCTAAAACCCATAATTTATGTTCAGCAGAGTCGTGCGAATAAGATATAAATACGCGTGGTGGATTCATTATTTTTTCCTAATCTCTTATCACTAGATTGAATATTAATCAGTCTCTAAAAAGAAGCCATCCACTGATCTTCACTGATAATAAATATATTGTGGCCTTTAGCCTGCATTGATTTTGCATGCTCTATTTTGCGGCCATGGCTTGAATACGCCCAATCTCGACTTGATAGTGAGCCGACTACGACATAATGAGTGGAGAGGGTAGGTGTTTTTTTAATAACGATAGCGCCAAGGTTTAGTGCTTTAGATTCTATTTCACTACGAGAGCCGCTTCTAAACTTACCAGTAAAACAGAAGCCATAATCTGTATGAGTGATAGTTTCTACAACATCAAACAGCTGAGTTGGGTTGTCCGATGCATCACCCGTTTCATTGAAGTCATTGCCTGTAACTTGGTTTACCAGTTGGTAAAGTTCAGAACATTCATCTTTGGTGATTATTCCGTCTTCTAGAATGTCGACTATTTTCTTTGCCAATACCGGGACTGGCCAAATATTAGCAATATCGGGATTACTTGTTAGCCATTGGGTGAGAAAAATGACTTCTGATTCATTAATCTCTTGGTCAGCAGTAATCCCTTTTAAAATACCCAACAATACATTCAAGTGATCTTTACAACATGAATCATCTAAGTCTTTATAGGCAATGATGTCCTCTACTAGGCAGAAAATATCTTCATGCTCTTCATCTGTCATTATTCCATCTTCAAGAATGTCTTCTAAAGCATCGATTAAATCAACTGAATCAGGGTCGCTTTGTAAAAACTCATGGTCTTTAAGCCAAGCATTAAGGAATAACAGTTCAGCAGGTTTTAGACTTTCATCGCAAACAATTCCCGTTAATAACCCTTTAAGTGAGCACAATGCCTTTTGTTGGTTATGGGTAAAATTACTGCGATTGTATGGTTGGCCATCTTTATCTAGTTGAGTTGATTTAGTCATATAACTTCCTTGTTCTAAGTGTTCGTTTAATCGACTTGATACTCATTGAGCCTACTTCAGAAAAAAGCTAATGAAATTTTATAGTAACTCACATTTCTTCTACTGTGGTAAAGTTTTAGTTGACTACATCACATATATAAACCACGCCACGAAATACGTACTAATCCTAATCTTAATCCTCTTGCGGTTTTTTATGTTTAATTTTTTTCAGTTTTATAATAATTAAGTTAATAGGGCTAACCAGCGAAGATACTAGACCTTGTCAAAGATCGAAGATCTGAAAATATCGCGATTCATTTCATAGTTTTAAAGTCCTAAATAGCCGTAACCAAAGTTTATGGGTATTTCCAGACTGCATTCCAACAGGACTTTGCCTATCTCCTGTCAGAACTGAGGAGATCTGAGTAAAAGTCACAAGGCATATAGTTTAATAAAAGTGATGTTTCGGTTGGATTTGGTAGTAAAATTTTTAGATTACTCAAAATGAGGTAACTAATTGCTCTAACTCATTTAGGACAAATTCAACTCTAAACTTGAGGCCGTTGAAGAAAATAGCGTGAGCCTGACAGGATGTCTGGCTAGCTTTCGTTGGCCAGGGATGGCCTATCGGAAGCGTTAGCATTTTCACTCCTTATTACAAGATGGGCCGAAGCAGGTTTCAAATGAAGTTAAAAGCTGGTTCAATCCCCATGTCGACCTTTTCGCAGCTGTTGTTTTGTAAATCGCGAAAATGTAGCGGGGCGGCTGGGAGTTCCAAGAGGGAATAGCCGTTGATTTCCTCTTGGTCTGGTGTGGGCGAAGCACCACGACGTTAGTGGCCGCAGGTCATAGCCTAACCAACTTTGGGGCAGAAATGTGTTAGTCCTTAACCCGTTTCCTCACCAAAAGTCCCAAAAAACATCAAACTATAATATAAATGATCAAACACTATTAAGAATTATTAAACTTTAGTATGAACGCACAACAGCTTCGAGGCCTTCTGCCAATTATTTGTCTAGAAGCTAGCTGTTGAAAACAAGTTGTTCAGAAAATATTAAGTCCAAAGATATCTTTAACATCAAAAAGTACTTTTTCTGTTTTATCTCTAGATACTTGACTTCCTTTTATTAAAATATTAATTAGTTGAGCCTTATCACTTAAAAACTCAGATCTTCTCACTCTTATTGGTCGGAGCATGTCCTGTAAACATTCTTCCAATATTTTTTTAGTTGTACCATCACCAAGCCCTCCCCGTTGATAGTGCTCTTTTAGTTGGCTGATATAGTTTTCATCTGGATGAAAAGCATCAAGATAAGTAAAAACAATATTTCCTTCGACATTGCCAGGATCTTCAACCCTTAGGTGATTAGGGTCGGTATACATAGATTTTACCGCTGCGGAGATCTCTTTTTCGGTAGCCCCAAGATTAATGGCGTTGCCCATCGATTTAGACATCTTATTTTTCCCATCTGTACTTGGTAAACGTGATGCATTACTTAATAAGGGTCGACATTCATTCAAAACAATACGTCCTGCTAGTGAGTTAACTTTTCTCACTATCTCATTATTTTGTTCGAGCATTGGTAATTGATCATCCCCAACAGGAACTAATGTTGCGTTAAAACCCGTTATATCAGCAGCTTGAGATATTGGGTATGTTAAAAAACCAGCAGGAATCGAACGTTCAAACCCTTTGTGTTGAATCTCACTTTTAACAGTTGGATTTCGCTCTAAGCGACTGATTGATACAAGATTACTGTAATACATAGTTAATTCAGCAAGGGCGGGTAGTTTTGATTGAAGGCAAATCGTTGTTATAGAAGGATTGATGCCGACTGCTAGATAATCTGCAACGACATTTAGAATATTGGATGATACTTTTTTCGGATTATGAGCATTATCAGTAAGACCTTGCATATCAGCAACAAGAATAGTTTGTTCATGAATTGCCTGTAAAGCTACACGCTGCTTTAAAGAACCGACATAATGACCTAAATGCAATGGACCTGTAGCTCTATCGCCTGTTAAAATAATTTCTGGCTTATCTGAATCTTGCTTTGAGTTCACGGGTATATCTCCTAGTTAAAATAAATCACTACTGGAGATACTAAAGAAATTACCGTCTTAGCTACCTTCCAGCAGCTTAAGAATGTAAGAATTCTGTGCCGCTCTAATTAGAGCGCCACCAGAAGAAGAATGATGTAAGAGTTGGAATATACTTCATTTCGATAACTTAACAATAATACTTTTGAAACTCAACCCTCTCAAGGGTAATTTTCAATATATAGCTTATGCAAAAAATAACTTTTATAGGAAGTATGGCGTTACGCCTCTTTGAAGGCTTCTCTTTCAAGTTGGTGATATTGATGCTGCGATAATGCTGGTGCATATACGCGATGCTAAAGGGGCAAAGACAGGCTGGTGCCATTACACCACGGACCTTGATAACACGGCTATTTTATGGATAAACTCATCGTCACCCTCTTTTGTCTTTCCCATTATATCTCTCTTGAATTGAACTGTATCTGCAATAGAGTACACTTTGTGTCATTACTAAAATTAGGTCAACTTTGCAAAACTTAACGGTTCAATAAGTTGCGTTCAAAATGTAACCAGTCACTAGGTATGAGAATTAAGCATTAAAGTGAAATCAAACGGGAATTAATTAAACTAGGTGGGAAATACAGTGAGGACTAGGCTTTGTGGCTGATTGCCATTTTGACTGGTGCGTAATTGATTATTCGCAAGGTTTGAGATAAATCTTAGTTAAAAAGCAACAGCTCGGTGGGTTTGAGGCAAAGCAACCCACCGTTTGTTTAGTAAAGGTCCTTACCGATCCAGACTACTTTACCTATTATATGAAGCTTATCGATCTCGTCAGCTTTGACGATTTGATCTTCATACTCTTTATTGTCACTAATCAGTCGAATATCCCCATCAAACCGCTTTTGCAAACGCTTGGCATAAAGCTCATCACCAAATCGTAGAACGAAGATACTGCCATCAGTTAACTTGGTGTCAGATGTATTCACTAGCAGTGTGTTGTTATTGTGGATTGTTGGTTCCATTGAATCACCGGAAGCAAAAACCACAGCAAGCTTTTCAGTTTCAAACCCTCTGAACTTTAACCATTTACGTCTTAAAGCCAGATGGCGCTTAACTGGTTCACTATCCGTGATCCTGCCATGGCCAGTACTAACAGATAGATGATATCCAGGTATTAATGAGTACTCTTCATCAAATTCATTGTTCACAACTTTGGTAACTTCATCACCCGTCTGCGGGTAGCCTTCACCAGATATAAGCCAGTCTAAAGAAACATTTGCTTGTCTTGCCATAAGAAGCGCTTTGTCAATTTGAGGAAGTGATTGCCCCCTTAAATACTTTCTTAAACCTCCTTCAGATAAATCAATAGCGGATGCGAACGCGCGTACGCTTGTAGTTCCTATCGCCATTTCTAATCTTTCTGCAAACGTTTCCTTTCCTATTGCTGGAAAAGAAACATCATTTTCATTTTTCATGTTTTGTTTCTTTTTAGTTAAGTAACTGAATTTAAATGCTTAAAGGTCATGTCTAGAAGCTAGTGCATAAAAGATGAAAAGAAACATTACAAACATGCTTGACCAGCGTACAAATGTGATCGTATCATCACATTCGTACGCAGTGCGTATGAATGTTACTTTTTGTATGTGCTACATGCGCAATGCGAACAATTATAAATGTTATCACAAATTTGTGAAATAAGGAGCAGACATCGTGGAGATTGAAAATGCGAATCAGATCTACGCTGCATTAATGAGACGAGGACTCAGTTGCAGAGCCTGGGCATTAAGAGAGGGATATAACCCACGTACAGTACAAAAGTGCGTGCAAATGTTCGCGCCCAACACCGGACTAAAACCACGCTGGGGAAAAGTATCTAAAAAGATCTTGCTTGAGCTATCCAATGAAATTGAATTTGACTTGGTAGGGCATCGCTATGATTAAGCAATATTACACCCTTCAAGAACTGCTAAACATTCCTGGCATGTACACCACAGTGCAAGGTAATAGAAAGCTCGCTAATCGTGAATGTTGGACTAAAAAGAAATGCGACCAAGGCAAAGGCTTTGAATATCTCATTGATAGTTTACCCACAGAAACACAAGCCTACCTAAAGGCTAAAGCTGTTGAGTCTAGTACCTCAAAAAGTGTTGTTTCAGCTAAATCAGCGTTAAAGCAGGACGAAGCTCAAGGTAAACAAATACGCCAACAACGTATCAATGCTAAAAGCCAAGGTTTAGCGCAATTCATGTGCTTAAGCGAATCAAAACAGGCCAAAGCTAAAGCCAGAGAAATGGTCATCAATGCTTTCAGCGAATTTGTATCGCCTTATGAGTCAGCTGGAAACAAATCGGCAGGAGTGATTGTTTTTGTAAATGGATTCAATACATCAAAAATACTCAGCAATAAAGACGTCCGAACCCACGTCACGCAACTCGCAAAAGCAACGCTTTATCGTTGGCACAAAGCCTATGAAGAGCAGGGCATCATCGGCTTAGTCGATCAATACAAAGGCCAAACAGCCTCAAAAATTGATCAACAACCGCGCTTGGGTGAATTTTTGCTCGCGTTAGTGACCAAAAAACCACATCTATTAAACCAAGCAAACAAAGTGCGTGATTTAGCCCTCGTTCGAGCTGCTGAATATGGCTGGCAACTCCCGTCAATCAGTTCATTTAAACGCTGGTTAACTCAGTATGCCGCCAAGCATGAGTTAGCGCATGCATTTACCACCAATCCGTCACTCTACACCGACAAATACCGACCGCTATTTGCCCGCATGTATCCACACATAGACGGACCAAACCAAGTATGGGAATTCGACTCAACACCCACCGACATTGAGCTAAACGTCGATGGCAAACTTAAACGTCATAGCATCGTCGCAGTTATCGATGCATTCAGTCGCCGTGTGCAACTCATTGTGTCGCCAACATCTAATAGCGAAGCTATCTGTCTTCTGCTGCGTAAAACCCTCTTAGAGTGGGGATTACCAGAGCAGGGCGCCATCATGCGTACCGATAACGGTAGCGACTACGTCTCAAAACGCACCACCACAATATTCAACTTATTAGATTTAAAACTATCTAAAGCCAATGCATTTAGCGGATGGGAAAAACCCTTCATCGAACGCTTCTTTGGCACCATGAGTCGTGTGTTAATGGAAAAAATGCCAGGTTATATCGGTCACAGCGTAAGTGATCGCCAACAAATAGAGGCCATGTACAACTTTGCCAAACGTATTGGCGAAGGTAAAAAGCAAGCAGAAGCCGAAAGACTCAGCCTGGCACTAACACCAGCGCAACTGCAGCAAGTGCTTAACGACTATTTAGAATTTGACTACAACCACGTAGCGCACGACAAAACCGACAAAACACCCTTCGAGTTATATGCCGGTTCTGGTTACAAAAAACGGGTTATCGATAACCCACATATCCTCGACACATTACTCAACTTTATCGGCACTGCAAAAGTAGTACGTGGCAGCGTAAAAGCCGACGGCGTGCAATACACAGCACCCGAACTCATGGAAGCCGCATGGCAGCGCCAAGATGTTCGAGTATTTATCGACCCTTGTGACATTGGCCGAGCCACCTTATACCCAATCGACAATTGGGAAACCTATATTGATGCCGTCAACATGGATCTCGTCAATCGTGGTATCGCCCCTGGTGAATTCCGCGAGCGTCGCAAACAAACCCAAAAAGAACTCAGCGCCTTTCGTAAATCGGCCAAACGATTACAACAAGAGCTTGGTATTGATGCGTTATATGCCGACGAACTCGCCCAGAAAAAACTGCTACGCGCCAGCCTCAGCCACCTTGAACAAACGGCAGCCCATAACAATAGCGCTATCGCTGGGTTACACGCTGCAACCGAGGCAAAAAATACTCAATTCAGTGAAGCAGAACTCAATGCTATAGAACGTCAACGCGAAGCAATTGCCGAGCGACGTTCGCGTCAAGCACAGCAAGAGTCCCGCATAGTCAGAAGTGATCACGAAAAAGCCGTCCTGTTAACAACAGACAGCCTAAATCAAACATTAAATGAGAAGGAAGGTGAATGGCTTAAAAAATACCGTTTAAACAATGTACTACATCGAAATCGACTAGACAAAATTTTAAAACAAGCCGAGCAGCCCCACCGGCAAGTGAAATAGCTGCTCAGCCTATTACCCCTGGTAAACACCAGATTAAACAAACGTAAAACCTAGTAAAACCACAGGAACAACATTATGAAACATAAAACAGTAGAAGTAAAAAACGTACTACGCACTCAAGACATGTTCGCCAACCTACAAAGCCACAGTGAGATCACCCCAGGCATTGGCCTCATACACGGTGCAAGTGGCTTTGGTAAAACCACCACGGTTACCTACATGTTTAACCAGCTCACCAACATGGGCAATTTACCGGTATACGTGCGCTGCTACGCAACCGATACCCCAAGCTCATTTTTAGCTCGCATTCTAAAAGAACTGGGTAGCGATCCTATGTATCCACTGCGTAAATCAGTGGATTTCATTACCCAAACCATGAACGACCAGCAAATTGCACTGTTTGTTGACGAAGCAGACCACATCGTCGGCCAAGCCAAAACTATGGAAACCATCCGCGATTTATACGACGCCACCGAGTTGCCAGTCGTGCTTATCGGCATGGAAGAAATTGCCCGTCGTATCAGCCACCGCAAACAGCTATTTAACCGCATCAGCGAATGGGTTGAATTTATGCCAGCAGACAATGAAGACGTGTCGATGTTTGCTATCGAACTACTCGAACGAGACATACAGGTAGGCGAAGACTTGTTGGACTTTATCCGCGTCAGAAGTGGTGGCGAAGTACGTCGAATACTTATCGCATTAGAAAAAATTGAGCGATTCGCCATCTCAAACGATCTGGATTATGTAGACAAACAGCTTTGGGGCGATGGGCAATTATTCTTAAACCATAGTCGCCGTTAAGCTTTTGTATTTATGCGCTAAATAAATAATAAGAAAGAAAAGGACTAACCATTATGGAACAGTCAAATAAAGGCGTAATCACACATAAAGCATGGCAACTAATGTGTGAGAAACGCCAATTTACCCGACGAGAAATCGCCCAGTCACTGGGCGTAAAAACGAACTTGATAACCGAGCTCACTAAGCGATTGCAAAATCAATCTGCCATAGCGCTTATCTCTAAGCAAACTGGCAATAAAGGCAACTTATATCAAGTCATTGTTACACCAGACGAGGTCATTTTAGGCAAAGGTAACCCACAAACCGAACGCGCTCCACAGCGGATTAAACGCAACACCGTGGTACAGCAGGTGTGGAACTCAATCCGCATTAATCGGCACTTTAACAAAGGGTTAATTTTAGCCACATCAATGGCCGAATCGTCACTCATTACCCGTTACCTCGGGTGCTTATCAAAGGCGGGTTATATACGCGCCCTTAATAGCATCAAAGGCAGCCCAAGAGGCACAACGCTCAAGTACATACTCATACGAGATACAGGGCGCTTACATCCAACAGAGCGCACCCAAGGCATGTGGGATCAAAACACCAATACATATTATCCATTCAAGGAGAAACACCATGAGTAACTGGTTAACCATACTGGCCGAGCAAGCAAGTGCTCATGGTCAAGAAGGGGTTGCAAAGGTGCTAGGTATCAGCAAAACCGTCGTTTGTCAGCTAATCAACGGTAAGTATGCGGCTCAAGGCGGCAACATGGAACGCATGCAAAAGTTGGTCGAGGGGGCATACATGAACCACGTCGTGTTATGTCCAATATTGGGTAAAATCCCCTTGCATGAATGCGACAAACATCAATGCAATAAATCAACCAGTAACCCAATTCGTCTGCGTTTGTATCGAGCTTGTCGCAGTGGCTGCACCCACTCCAACTTATCTGCCAAGCATCAATTTAAGCGCATTAGCGTCACCCAAATAGAAAGCCGAATTACGCAGTATTCGGCCGAGGCAACCTACAGCCGATTAGAGCGTCAATCCATAACCGACAACGGCGGTCATAAGCAATTATGCGAACTGCTCAAGCAAGAGTTAATCGCACTCGCTTACCGATACAACCGCCTTTTAGAACAACATTCAACCCCACAACAGGAGTAGCCGTCATGCCATACCCACTCAAAACATTCGACGTTATCAGCGCGCTACGGTTACGCGGCATGCATGTGCTTGGCCGTAAGGCCAACGTGGTGCATATCGCAAATCCAAGTACCGACTTTAAAACTAAAGCGGTTGAAATCATCGAAAACATTAAAGGCATTCGCCGCCGCAGCTGCGCAGTGCAATTTCATGGCGTCACAGTGCGCTGGAACGAGGACCAATAACATGAACAATCAAACTCAAACAAGCATTATCCCAACAGGCTACCGCCAAAATGCCAAAGGCGATTTAGTGCCAGAAGAGCGCATCAAAGCCGTCGATAAAATCCGCGACGAAGTAGTTAACAATGTGGTGTCCGCAGCCAAATCACTACGCCAGGCCATGCTCGAATTTAAGCTGTCAACCATGGGGCAAATTGCCGACTTTGTCGATTTATCTGCAGAAGAATACGGCGTTAAATACGGCGGCAATAAAGGCAATGTCTTGCTCACCAGTTTCGACGGCAAATATCAAGTGCGTCGTGCAGTGGGTGAACACCGTGTATTTGATGAACGGATTCAAACCGCAAAATCACTCATTGATGACTGTATCAAACGTTGGAGTGGTGGCGCCGACACACGCCTCATGGCCATGGTTGAACACGCTTTTCGAGTAAATCAACAGGGCCGTATCGACGTAAACCAGGTGCTTAGCTTGCGTCAGCTAGACATCGACGATGCAAAGTGGAAACAAGCCATGGATGCCATTGCCGACGCCATTCAAGTGACTGGCACTAGCGAGTACCTGCGCTTGTACGAACGCCAAGCGAATGGCAAATACACCCAATTACCCCTCGATATCAGCTCGCTGTAAGGAACGGCCATGACCTCACATATCACTGCATTACTTAACGACAACCAAGTCAGGCTTGACCGTGTCGCATTCAAACTGCGTTTAGGTGAATTACTCGACGCAGATGTTGAATCACTCAGACAAACCTTGAGTACCACCGCAATCGATACCCCGCATTTAACCCTGCAACTTTGCGCCGCAATGCTGCATGAACTCAGGGGCTTTAAATCGGCATCAATGTGCGACAATCGCAAAGTGGTGTTTTATGCCTGCAAACGTGCGCTTGATGTGCTCGAACAAGACACTATTTTATCAGCCCAAAACTAACAATCCGCGAGACACAGGCGGCAGTGCCGTCTGTGTTTATTCAGTGTCGTTACTGGATTTTTATTAACAAGACTGACGCGCAGCTAAGCGTCATTTTTTAACGATGATGAGGAGCACACCACATGAATGCATTACCCGACGACACAGCAACACTATTACGCAGTAAGAACCGCTTAAAAACCTTAATTCATGTCGCCAAAGGCCAATTAGGGTTAGAGGATGATATCTATCGCGCCATGCTAAAGCATGCCACCGGTAAAGACTCGCTGCGGATCATGAGTCTATCGCAGTTAGAAATGGCCCTAAGCGCATTTAAACAAAAAGGGTTTATCACAAAAAAATCGACGTTAAACAAGCATAAAACCCCAGTTAAACGCCGGTTAAGTCAGCCATCAGGGCGCAGTAAAGTGGCCATTATCGATAAAATTGTCGCGATATGGATCACCATGAGCCACCACATGATCATCCGCGACAGCAGCGAAGCGGCATTAGATGCTTATGTGCGCCGCATGACCTTACGTCGCCATGGCGAAGGGGTTGATAGCGTGCGCTGGCTCGACCAAGACATGGGCTATCAAGTACTCGAAAGCCTTAAAAATTGGCATAAACGTGAACTCACAGCACGCATAGTTGCCCGTGGTGAAACGCCGGTAAAAGGCGCCTCACGTCATGCCGCCAGTTACCAAGCCATATTAGAGCAGTACCAAAGCATTGGCAGGGCTTGTAAATGAGTCGTTTATCACCTTTACTTACATGGCATGTTAATGCCAAAGGATGGCAAACACATGAATAATTCATCACTTCAACATAGCCAATGGGACAAGCAAATGGACTTGTTAAATACCGAAGCGGCAGAGCTAGAGCAAGCACTAGAAACCTTGCAAACGCTAAAACCAGACGAGCGTGAAGACTTCATCAAGCGCTGGCCTTCAACCTTACAAAGCTTATGTGAGCTAATGCGCATCACCCTTGAGGGCAACAAAGTGCCCAACTCAGTAGCAGTTAGCGAGGCACTAGCCACCACCCTAAGTACCTATTTAGGTGGCCGTGATATGTATATCCCTAATGGCGAACGCCTTAAAGATGCGCTGCGTGATATTCGTATATGGCGTGAGTTTAAAGGCAACAATTTAGAAGTGCTTGCTAGAGATTACGGCCTAACAGAGCGTCGAGTCAGTCAGATCATTGCCGAGCAGAGGGCGGCATTTGTGGCGAGGAAGCAGAGAAGGTTATTTTGAATGCTGTAATGTTTACCTGATTTAAAGTTCATAGTCATTTTTAACGTGATTTTTGACAAAAAAGCCAAAAACTTTGTTTTATTGTCATTTTTGCTGCTATTATCAACCAGAATCATGAACATTCATTGATGTTACAAAGGACTAAAGAATGTTAATCGAATTTAGCGTAGCAAATTTCAAATCAATCAAAACTGAGCAAAAATTAACGCTAACTAAAACAAAATCGAATGAGTTAGAAGAATCCAACACATTCGAATCTGGTGGATATAATTTATTAAAGTCAGTTGTTATCTATGGTGCTAATGCTGCAGGAAAGTCTAATTTTATAAAGGCATTAGCAGAGATGAGGCATCTCATTCTAAGCTCTTCAAAGATGAACTCTGGAGATATGTTAGACATGACTCCTTATAAGCTAAGTGATGATACGATTAGTAAACCATCAGAGTTTGAAGTTATCTTTATTGCAGCTGACGGTGTTCGTTATCAATATGGTTTCACAGCAACTGCTTTAAGAATCCATGAAGAATGGTTATATGCATTTCCAAAAGGAAGACCCCAGAAATGGTTCACTCGTTACTTTGATGTGGAAACTGGTGAATATCATTGGGATATGGGAGCTGCTTTATTCGGAGAAAAAGCCGTTTGGCAGCGTTCTACAAAAGAAAACTCTTTATTTCTAAGTACTGCTGTGCAGCTTAACAGTAAACAGCTAACTCCAATTTTTGAGTGGTTCAGCGATAAATTAAAATTAGCTGTTAATGGTCATTGGGGGCCAACACTGACCACAAAACTTTGTGAAGAAAAAGACAAAAATAAAATTTTGTCAATTATGCAGGCTGCTGATTTAGATATTGTAGACTTGCAAGTTGAGACAAAAACATTTGATATTAATAACCTTCCTAAAGATATCCCAAGTGATTTTAGACAAGTATTAATAAATGAACTTCGAGATCAATCTGTTTCGGAGGTTTTCACGATAAAGAAAAATGAAGATGGAAATTTGATTCGTTTTGATCTCGAGAATGATGAATCTGAAGGTACTCAGAAGTTATTTTCGCTTGCTGGGCCATGGATTACTAGTCTAAATCGCGGGCATATTCTTTTTATTGATGAATTACATTTAAACTTGCATCCTAAGCTTGTTGAGTTTTTAGTTAGTATGTTTCATGATCCTAATTTGAATAAAAACAATGCGCAATTAATCTTTACGACTCATGATACAACTATCTTAAGTCAAGACTTTTTCAGACGAGATCAAGTGTGGTTCTGTGAGAAAGAGGATGGATATTCTACAAAGTTATACCCATTGACAGACTTTAACCCTAGAAAAGGTAGGGAGAACTTAGAAGCTTCTTACCTCGATGGGAAATATGGAGGCTTGCCATATATTAATAAAATAAAAAGGTTATAGTTATGGGTCAGGATAATCTTCATCACCGCAGAAGAGCCAAAACTAAATCAGCTCTTGCTCGTGGAGATGCAAAACGACAGCCGTATAAAAAAGTCTTAATTGTATGTGAAGGAAGTAAGACTGAATTATTTTATTTTCAAGATCTTGTTGCTTTTTATAAGCTAAGTACAGCAAATGTTAAAGTTATAGATAACGATGAAACTTGCCCCTTAAGAATCTTTAAATTTGCTAAAGATTTTGCTAAAAAAGAAAAGAAAAAAGGTTCGCCGTTTGACCTCATATATTGTGTATTTGATAAGGATACACATGTGCATTTTAATAAAGCTATAGAGGAAATACAAAAACAACCGAAATTGCCTTTATACCATGCGGTCACATCAATACCTTCTTTTGAATATTGGCTGTTATTACATTTTAAAATATCAACAAAACCATATAGTAGAACACACAAAAAAAGTATTGGTGATTTAGTCTTAAGTGATTTGAAGAAAGAATATAAGGCATATGAAAAAGCGAGTAAAAACACTTTTGCCGAATTATTCCCCAAGCTAGAACTAGCGCTTTCTAATGCTAAAAGATGTCGAGAAATTGTAGAGAAAGATCAAACAGATAATCCTAGTACTTCAGTTGATTTGATGGTGGCCACATTACGAGATATCAAAAATCCACCCAAACCCAAACCCAAACCTGAAATCCTTCATATCCGCTAAAAAAACCTAAACCGAGATAATGACATTACGTTCATTATCTCGGTTTTTTTATGCCTGCACATAACGATTATCCATCCGAAAATTTCAATAGCGACTTTACAGATTTAGCCGCTGCAGCTGTCACTTTACTTGCCGATGAAGAAGGCTTTCGCCCTAAACCTTACCTTTGCAGTGAAGGTTTTCCGACTGTCGGCTATGGCCAACGTATCGGTGCTAAAAATCAGCCGTTAATTGCCTACCAATTCTCATTGCCAGAAGTTGTTGCTAGGCGTTGGTTAGCGGTTAGTGTTGCCACACTGATTAATGATGTTAGTCAGCACCCCAAAATAGAAGTGGCTTTTTATCGTTGTAACTTAGCCCGTCAAACTGTGCTGATATCGATGGCATACCAGCTTGGTGTGAATGGCCTAGTTGGTTTTAAAAACATGTTAACGGCCATTAAAGATGAACACTGGAAAGCAGCTGAAGCACATGCACTAGACAGTTTATGGGCAAGAATGCAAACGCCTAGCCGTGCATTACGTCATGCGCGCGTGCTTGCTACTGGCAAGATGGATGCAAACTAATGGCCTTCATTAACCATCATCAAGCCAAAAGTGCAGTTAACCATTCCCCCATTGCGAGTTCAGGCCCCAAGCGCATTAAAAACCGTGTTCACCGTCAATGCGCCAAAGATGGTTTTGAGGCGCGTATTCGGGCAGAACTCGCGGCAAAACAGCCTAGTGATGTGGCAACGGTAGCGCCCTTATATAGCCATCATTCAACTCGTCAAAGCTATTTTAATCTGGGTTGGCAAGCAGTCACACTCACTCATGTATTACGTGCCAAAGCCCGCATTAACTCCAACGATAAAGGATAACTCATGGACCCTATTACCCTTACGGCCATTGCCTCAACCTTGTTAAAAACAGGACCGGATTTAATCCGTAACCTGGGCAGTTTTTTTGATGACGACAAATCGAAAACGGCAAATAAAGTGGCTGATCTAGTCGATATTGCCAGCGGTAAATCCAACCCACAGCAAGCGTTAAACCAAGCGTTAACGGCATTGTCACCGCAAGATTTAGTGCAATTAAAAACAGTCGCTGGCGAATGCGAAGTCGAACTGGCGCGCATTGAAGCCAAGCAAACGACAACGGTTCACCAACAAACCCAAGCCACCATTCAGCACGGCGATGACAGCCAAGACCCTTACGTGCGCACCACTCGGCCACTTATGGCTAGATCGTCTGGCTATGTTACCGGCTTATACGTGTTGGGCATGGAAGGGCTAGCCGCGTTTGGCTATGGCAAAGGTGCTCAATGGGACCTAGCCATGATGATGCTTTCACCATTATTAACTTACATGGGTCTGCGTGAAGTGGGTAAATGGCGCCAGGGCAAGTCAACTGGCACCGGCTTGCTGTCGAGTCTTGGCCAGTTAATCCCGCCAGCGTTTAAAAAAGGGGCCTAAATGCAATTAGAAGACTGGGCAAGCAGTATGGAACAAAAGGAACGTGATGCCGCTGTGGCCCGTGCAAGGTCAAACAAAACCGAGCAAGGTAATGGCATCTGCCGTGGCTGCCTTGAACCCGTCGAAGCAGAGCGCAGTCATGCATTACGTTGTTTGAGCTGCCAGCAAGACTTTGAGCACCGACAGCGCATCAAAACGGGAGGTCGGCGTGTTTGATCTAATCAAAGAGTTTTGGGTGCAAATCTATGCAGTGATCTCATTGGTGTTACTTATCGCCAATTGGGCATTGGCGAAAACCTACGCCAAAACGGACTCAGTATCCATGCTCGAAAAGCGAGTCGATAAATTAGAGATCATTGCCGAGCACTCACCCAGTAAAGAAGACTTTCACCAGTTAGATAAACGCATGGCCGAAGTTAACGGCCAGCTCACTGCCATCGCCCCACAACTTAAATCGCTGCAAAGCATGACCGAAATGCTCACCGAAAACGAATTGCGTGGTAAATAGCCGCGCCAGTATTCACCAAGAGCGCCGTAAATAAAGGAACAACAAATGTCGTTAGTTGATATTAAAAACGAGCATCAGCGCCGTTCAATTCTCAATGCCCTCAGTGCCATGGTCGGTTTTGGTGCCAACCATTCTATGGTGCGTGATACCTGTGCCAGCTTTGGGGTTGAAATGAGTAACGACACCATCAAAACCCAGCTTTATTGGCTCGAAGAGCAGGGCTTAGTGAGCATTAAAACCCAAGGTAACTATCTTATTGCCGAGCTCAAATCACGTGGTCAAGACGTGGTTAATGGCCTCACGTTTGTGCCAGGCATTAAGCGTCCAAGTGCAGGGGATTAATCATGGCCGACGTGAAACCAGACAACCCAACCCGTGGCCGTCGTTCTAAAGTCGATTTGCTGCCTGAATCTATCCGTAAGCATTTAGATAAAGGCTTGCGTGATGGCTCTATCACCCAGCTTGAATTGCTCGACGAAATTAATCAGCTGATAAACGCGACCGGTTTGCCCGACGACCTACATCTGTCACGCACCGGCTTAAATCGTTACGCCACCAAAATGGAGGCGGTCGGTAAAAGTTTGCGTGAAATGCGCGAAATCACTCAGGTGTGGACCGCCGAACTGGGCGACAAGCCTACCGGCGAAGTCACTAAACTGATATTAGAAATGGCCCGTTCACAGCTGTTTAAAGCCTTATTAAACGAAGACGACGAAGCAGCAGATGTGGGCATGATTAAAGATGCCATGTTAGCGGTGCAGCGCTTAGAGTCTGCTGCCATGGCCAGCCATAAACGCGAAAAAGAGATCCGCACCGCCTTTGCTAATGAGGCCGCCAATGCCGCTGAAAAGGTCGCCAAATCTGCAGGGCTCACCAAAGATGCCGTGAGTCTACTCAAGCGTGAAATATTGGGGATCGCATAGTGAATACTCAGTCTCACAGTATTAGCAAACCCCAATTTGATCCGGCAATGGAGGCAAGCTATCTCAGTGTGTTTGACCCCAAAGAGGTGTTGTTAGGTTATCAGAAACGCTGGATAGCTGATGAATCGCAGTTAAAAATTGCCGAAAAGTCTCGCCGAACAGGATTAACCTGGGCAGAAGCGGCCGATGGCGCATTAACCGCAGGGGCAGCCCGTGGCCAAGGTGGCACCAATCACTTTTATGTCGGTTCCAATAAAGAAATGGCCCGCGAGTTTATCGACGCTGCCGCTATGTGGGCCAAGGTGTTTGATAAAGCCGCTGGCGATATTCAAGAAGAGATTTTTATCGACGATGGCCAAGACGGCAAAGAGATTTTAACTTTTGCCATTTACTTTGCCTCAGGCTTTAAAATTCAAGCGCTATCATCTAACCCCTCAAACCTGCGCGGTATGCAAGGTAACGTTACCATCGACGAAGCCGCATTCCATGAGCGCCTTGCCGAAGTATTAAAAGCCGCACTGGCGTTAACCATGTGGGCGCAAAAGTACGCTTAATCAGTACCCACAATGGCACCGACAACCTGTTTAACGAGCTGATTAACGATTCCCGTGCAGGCAAAAAAGACTACAGCGTTCACCGCATCACCTTAGACGATGCCTGTAACGAAGGGTTATATCAGCGTATTTGCCAAATTCGTGGCATCAAGTGGATGCAAGCGGGCGAAGATGACTGGAAAGCCAAACTGCTTAAAGCCACCGCCACCGAAGAAGATGCTCTCGAAGAATACTTTTGTGTGCCTAAGTCCGGTGGTGGCGCTTACTTAAACCGTGCGCTTATTGAAGCGCGTATGGCCAGTGTTGAAGAAAGCGGCCCCGTGGTTCGCTTAGCCAAAAAAGATGAATTCGGCCAGTGGCCTGAAAACCTGCGCGCGGCAGAAATACTGCAGTGGTGTGAAGATGAGTTAAAGCCTGTACTGGATAAATTAGATCCCTCACGGCCTCATGTATTTGGCGAAGACTTTGCCCGCAGTGGTGACTTAACCGTCATTGATGTGGGCGAACTCGCCCAAGACTTACACCTTACCGTTAAGCTGCAAGTCGAGTTAAAAAACATTCCCTTTCGGCAGCAAGAACAAATCTTGTTTTACATTGTTGATCGCTTGCCGCGTTTACGTGGCGGCGGCATGGATGCGCGCGGTAATGGCCAAGCCTTAGCAGAATACGCCCAGGACAAATATGGCACCGAAGTGATTGAATGCGTGATGCTGTCTGAGTCGTTTTATCGTGAGCAAATGCCACGCTTTAAAAGCTATTTTGAAGATGCATTAATTACCATTCCAAGGGACGACGACACCGGCACCGATTTACGTGCATTAAGCATTAACCGCCGTGGCACACCATGCCTAGGTGACGTGCGCACTGGGCAAGAGAAAGAGCGCCACGGTGATGCCGCCATCAGTTTATTTTTAATGGTGTACGCCTCAACCCTCGACGGCGCGCCCATCGAATTTACCCCCATTCCTAAAAGCGAACATCGCAATCCTAATGCCCGTCCGCATGACGATGATGACGCCACAACACAACGAGGTTGCTGGTAATGCAACAACGAACCACCAAAATAGTTGATCACTTAGGTCGCCCTTTTAAGCAGCGTGATGCTAAAGCCATGCAAACTGACGATGTACGCTTAGTTGGTTTGCAACGCACCTTTAGCCAACACCCATCAAGCGGTTTAACACCAGCAAGGGCTGCACAAATTATGCAAGCAGCCGAACAAGGTGACTTAATTGCCCAATGCGAACTGGCCGAAGATATCGAAGAAAAAGACGGCCATTTATATGCCGAGTTAGATAAGCGTAAACGTGCCTTAATTGGTGTGGACTATTTTTTGGTGCCACCACGAAACCCCAGCGCACAAGAAAAAGCCGACACCGAATACCTGCAAGAAATGCTCGAAGAGGGCAACTGGATAAAGGCATTAATCAAATCTATGAGTGATGCCATTTTAAAAGGCTTTAGCTTGCATGAGTTGAGTTGGACTCGCGAACTTGGTGAGTGGTTTGTTGAGGTGCCAGAATATCGTGATCCGTCATGGTTTATGACCCACCCAGAAAGGCGTAATGAACTGCGCTTACGTGATGCATCCCATAACGGCGCTGAGCTATGGCCCTTTGGTTGGATTAAGCATACTCACTTAGCCAAATCGGGTTATCTCAGTCGCGGTGGTTTAGTGCGCCAATTAGTATGGCCATTCATCTTTAAAAATTACAGTGTGCGTGATCTCGCCGAGTTTTTAGAAATTTATGGTTTGCCACTGCGCATAGGCCAATACCCAGCCGGTGCCAGTGATGACGAAAAGCGTGCATTACTGCAAGCGGTAATGAGCATTGGCCACAATGCGGGTGGCATTATGCCCAAAGGCATGGTGATGGACTTTCACAGTGCCGCCACCGGCCAGGCCGACCCGTTTGAGCTGATGTTCACCTGGGCCGAAAAAACCATGAGTAAGGTGATTTTAGGTGGCACCCTCACCAGCCAAGCTGATGGTAAAAGCTCAACCAATGCCTTGGGTAATGTACATAACGAAGTACGCCAGGAGCTGCGTGACTCAGACTTGGCGCAAATAGCCGAAACCTTAACCCGTGATTTAATCGCGCCGTTATATGCGCTTAACTGCAAGAGCTATCAAAGCCCACGTCGTCACCCGCGCTTAGTATTTGATATAACCGATACCGAAGACTTAGCCGGATTAGCAGAGCCACTAAAAGTATTAGTCAGCATGGGGTTGCAGGTGCCACAAAGTTGGCTGCATGAAAAAACCCGCATCCCTAAGCCTGCCAATAATGAGGCGGTATTGTTGCCAGAAGCAACGGCATTACCGCGTTCGCCAGAGCCTACTAATAACAAACCCAGTGCCTTAGCAGCCTTAGCGGCAGATAAAATTAGCCGCCTTAAAAAGCTGAGTGAGCAACAGCAGTTTGATGAATCTGAAAACCAACTTGATAGCATGGCCGAACAGTTGGCAAATGATATGCGCCCAGTACTGGCTAACTACACTGAGCAAATCGCCGCAGTGGTTGCCAATGCCGAATCGCTTGAAGCACTGCAAGCAGCATTAGCTGAGTTTGATTTATCCATCGATGAAGCCAGCGACATTATGCAGCAAGCGTTTGCCGTGGCTGATTTAGCGGGGCAGTTTGATGTAAGCGAGGGCCGCTAATGGCAACCACAGCCAACTATGGCTCACTGCCGTTTAACGAGCAAATTGACTTTTTTAAACAAAAGCTCAATCTGCCCAGTGAGCGTTGGAGTGACATTTGGCAAAGCGCCCATAACACCAGCTTTGCGGTAGCCGGTGCCATGAAGGCTGATTTGCTCAATGACTTTCGCCGCGCGGTGGACGCAGCCATTAGCGAAGGCAAATCGATTACCTGGTTTAAAAAAGAGTTTAACCACATAGTGGCCAAGCATGGTTGGTCGCATACTGGTAAAGCCGATTGGCGGGCGCGGGTGATCTACAACACCAATATGCGCCAAAGCTATAATGCCGGTCGTTACGAGCAGCTGCAGCACTTTGCCTATTGGCGTTATGCCCATGGCGATAGCCGTTATCCCCGAGAGCTGCATTTAAAATGGCATAACACCACTTTATCCAAAGATGATCCATGGTGGCATACTCACTTCCCCTCAAACGGTTGGGGCTGCAAATGCCGCGTTTACGGTGTCAGTCATGCGGAGATGACTCGGCGCGGGTTGATATTAAAGCAAGCACCAAATGACGGTAGCCGAGACTGGTTAGATAAAGCCACCGGCGAAGTGCATCAGGTACCTAAAGGGATAGACCCAGGTTTTGACTATGTACCCAAGCGCGAGGTTAATCAGCAAAAACAGCAAGCATTAGTTAGCACTAAAAAAGTGTATCAACCGCAACAAAAAATCGTACCCAATAGTTTTAGTACTGTTAAAGGCGTATCTAACGACAGTTTAAACACCCTATTAAATGCCATTAAACAAACTGAAAGTGCGCCGCAAATTGAACAGCTAGGCCAGTTTTTGGCCCAGTATAAGGTGAAAAGTCTTTTCTTAAAGCAAGCCGAAATGGGTGTGAGTAACGCTGGCGCGAAAGCCATTGAGGGCACGGTAAAAGACTATCTGCAAAATGATAAATACCATCCTCGACGGTTATTTACCGCTAACAGTTATCGGCGTTCTTGGGGCTTTACGTCTTCATCTTATGATCATGTCAACGTGAAAGTTGCTGCGTCGACTCGTTTGGATAAAGTCGATGTTAACGAACTCAGGCAAGTGGTGGCATTAGCTGGCCAGTTTCATCAACAAGGCGGGGCTAAATTCTCGCTATCAAGTATTGCTAGAACCTA